GTCTCGCTCGCAGGGGCGCAACTTGTCGCAGGGTGCTGGGAGTTTCTCCACTACCCGTGGTATAAGCTCTGGATGATGATCCGTGAGCGAATGTCAAGGAATTCCTGATGGGACTTCGCGGCGCACTCCCGAGATCGGCGGCGCTCACGGTGGTGCAGGGCAATCCCGGGCGGCGGCCGGTGAAGAAGCGCGGAGGCCCGAGCGCGCGCGTCCGCGCCGACGCGGCGAAGGTGTACCGGCGTCTGATGGCGATGGGCGATCACTACGGCGCCATCGCGGAGCAAACCATGGCAGACGGCGCCAAGCGGCCCTCTCAGGCGCTCTGGTGCGCGCTTCGTTGCTGGAAAGAGGCGCTGATCGTGGGCTATCGAATCGGAGGCCTTCCTGACGACACGCCGCGCCCGCCCGCCGATCCCTTCGAGGCGTTCCGCCAGCGCAAGCCGTCCTGACGATCCCGTCGGCGCGTATGCGCAGGCGGTGCTCGCGGGACGGATCGTCGCGGGTCGCGCGGTACGTCTCGCCTGCTCGCGTCATCTCCGCGAGCTCGACGAGCTCGCCGGCGAGGGCTACACGTTCGACCGCGCGAAGGCCTCGTACGCGATCGCCTTCTTCCCGCAGTTCCTGCGCCTGGCGGGCGGGCAGCACGAGGGCAAGCCGTTCGAGCTGCAGCCGTGGCAAGCGTTCATCGTCGGCTCGCTCTTCGGGTGGCTGGGCCCGGACGGCTTCCGGCGCTTTCGGACGGCGTTCATCGAGGTCGGCAAGGGCGCCGGGAAGTCGCCGATGGCGGCGGGGATCGGGCTGTACATGATGCTGTTCGACGACGCGCCGCGCGCGGAGATCTACGCGGCCGCGGCGAAGAAGGACCAGGCGATGGTGCTGTTCCGCGACGCCGTCGCGATGGTCAAGCAATCGCCGGCTCTGGCCAAGCGCCTGGTGACGACGGGGGCCCCGGGACGCGAGTGGAACATCGCGCACCTCGATTCCATGTCGTTCTTCCGCCCGATCGCGAGCGACGACAGCCAGTCGGGCCCGCGCCCGTACTGCGGGCTGCTCGACGAGCTCCACGAGCACAAGGACGACGGCAACGTGGTGAACATGATGCGCGCGGGCACGAAGTTCTGGAGCCAGCCGCTCATGGTCGAGATCACGAACAGCGGCGTGGACCGCCAGTCGATCTGCTACCAGCACCACGAGAAATCGTTGCGCGTCCTCGAGGGCGAGGGCGACCCGAGCTGGTTCGCGTACGTCTGCCAGCTCGATCTCTGCGAGCCGCACCGCCTGGAGGGCAAGACGGTGCCGGTCGACGGCTGCGCCGCGTGCGACGACTGGACGGACATGACGGCGCTGGTGAAGGCCAACCCGAACCTCGGCGTCTCGATCTCGGAGCGCTACCTGCGCGAGCGGATCACCGAGGGGCGCACGATCCCCTCGGCGCAGAACGAGGTGAAGCGCCTGAACGCCTGCCTCTGGACGGAGAGTGCGACGCGGTGGTTCACGGCGGACACGTGGGCGCTCGGCAACACGCCGGTCGACGCGGAGGCGCTCCGCGGGCGCCGCTGCATCGCGGGCCTGGACCTCGCGACGACGACGGACCTCGCCGCGCTCGTGCTCGTGTTCCCCGACGAGGCCTTCTTCGTCGAGGCGCAGGCGGGCGCGGACGACGAGGGCGAGTCCGTCGAGGGCGCGCCGACGGTCACGGTGCGCGGTGGGGTCGACGTGCTGGCCTATTTCTGGTGCCCGGAGGAGGGCGTGCGCCAGCGTGCGGCGCGCGATCACGCGCCCTATCAGCTCTGGGCCGATCGCGGCCTGCTCGAGCCGACGCCGGGCGCGGCCGTCGATCACCAGCGCATCCGCCGGCGGATCCGCGAGCTGCGCGACGTGCACGGCTTCGACATCGCCGAGATCGCGTACGATCCCGCGTTCGGCGGGCACGAGACGGCGCACCGCCTCGAGGATGCCGGCTTCACGTGCGTGGCGATCACGCAGGGCTACCAGGCGATCACGCCGGCGGCGATGGCGCTCGAGCGCCTGGTGGCGAACGGCGCGCTCCGGCACGGGGGCAACCCAGCCCTCGCGTGGTGCGTCGGCAACACGGTCGTGGATCGGGACGGCGGCGGACGCATGCGGCCCTCGAAGTCGAAGAGCACCGAGCGGATCGACGGCCTGTCGGCGCTCGTGACGGCGCTCGCGCGCGTGATCGTGCAGGCGGGCGAGCCCACCACCTACGAGGCGATGCTGCTATGAACCTTTTCGCGCGCATGTGGGATTCCGTGCGGAGTCTCCTCGGCGGCTACCTCGGGCCGTGGTCCTCGAGCGACCCGGCGATCGTGTCAGCGTTCGGGTACGGGCCGTCGAAGTCCGGCATGACGGTGAACGAGCAGACCGCGATGAACATCTCCGCGGTGTGGGCGTGCGTGCAGCTCATCGCGGGCAACCTCGCCTCGCTGCCGCTCGATCACTACCGGCGCAAGGCGAACGGGGACCGCGAGCGCGCCACGGACTCGCGGCTGCAGCGCCTGCTGCACGACGAGCCGAACGCGGAGATGACCTCGACGTCCTTCCGCGAGGCGATCCAGACGCATCTGCTGCTGTGGGGCAACGGGTTCGCGGAGATCCGGCGCGATGGGGCCGGACGCATCTTCGACCTGACGCCTATCGAGCCGTGGCGCGTGATGGCGCGCCGGCGTCAGGGGCTCTACGGCCCGCTGTTCTACCAGGTCTCGAATCGCGACGGCACCATGTCGCTCCTCGAGCCTGAGAGCATCCTGCACATCGCCGGGCTCTCGGCGAACGGCATCTGGGGGCACTCGGTCGTGAGCCGCGCGCGCGAGTCCTTCGGCCTGACGATGGCGCAGGAGCAGTTCGGCGCCACGTTCTTCGGCAAGGGCGCGACGTTCGGCGGCGTCTTCGCGCCGAAGTCGCCAATCCGCAAGGAGCAGCGCGAGGAGTTCCTGCAGTCGATCAAGGAGCGCCACGAGGGCGTCGACCGCGCGCACCAGTTCATCGTGCTGCCGGCCGACATGACGTTCACCCAGCTCGGCATCCCGGGGCGGGACGCGCAGTTCCTCCAGCAGCGCCAGTTCCAGATCGCCGAGATCGCGCGCTGGTTCAACGTGCCGCCGCACATGATCGGCGACGTGGAGCGGTCGACGTCGTGGGGGACGGGGATCGAGCAGCAGACGATCGGGTTCCTGCAGTTCACGCTGCGGCGCTGGCTCGTGAAGTGGGAGCAGGAGCTGAACCGCAAGCTGATCTCGCCGCTCGAGCGGAACTACCAGTTCATCGAGTTCAACGTGGACGGCCTCGAGCGCGGCGACCAGGACAGCCGCTACAAGTCCTACCAGATCGCGATCATGACGGGCTGGATGACGCGCAACGAGGTCCGGCGCAAGGAGAACATGCCGGCGCTGGACGGCCTCGACGAGCCGCTCGCGCCGACGAACCTGACGACCGCCGAGAAGATCGCGGCGCCCGATCCGGAGCCCCAGCCCACGCCAGCGCCGGCGGCAGCGAACGAGGACGATGCGGCCGACGCCGCCGACCGCGCGATCCAGGAGGCGCTGGAGAACGTCGGGCGTGGTGTCGATCAGATCCTCTCCCGCCCCGTCCCCGCGGGTGTGGACGTGGCCCCGATCGTCGACGAGCTCGCGGCGGTGCGGACCGATGTCGCCGACCTTCGCGAGCGACCGCAGGACTGGACCCGGCTCGAGCAGTTCGAGGCCGAGCTCCGCGAGCGGCTCGACAGCGACGCGGCCGCGCGCCGGGCTCTGGCCGACCGACACGGCAAGCTGACCGTCCGGATGCGGGCCCTGCTCGAGGACGGTGCCCGGTACGTTGTCAGGCGTGAGTGCGACCGGGCCATCCGCGCCGCGGTGGAGCCCGAGAAGCTCGGCGTCTGGGTCGAGGAGTTCTACGCGGGGCACGCGGACTTCGCGGCGTCGAAGCTGCGCGCCGCGCTCGGGTGCTACGCCGAGCTCGCCGGGCTCTCGCCCGACGACGCCGAGGCGCGGGCCCGCGAGCTCGTCGCCGGCTGGATCACCGAATCGCGGGCATCGCTGGCGGCCCTGGTGGTGACGCCGCCGGAAGATCTCCGCGCCGCGGTCGAGGCGCTCACGACCCGATGGGAGTCCGAACGGCCGGCGGCCCTCGCCGATGCCCTCACCGTGGAGGTCGCGCATGGATAACCTGGAACGCCGCCCGTTTGGCTGGGAGCGCCGCGCGACGGTCGCCGGCACGCGGAGCCACCCGCTGATCCGCGGGACCGCGATCGTCTTCAACGAACGGTCGGAGGACCTCGGCGGGTTCGTCGAGGTCATCAGGCCGGAGGCGATGAAGCGCACCTTCGACGAGGGCATCGACCTGCGCGCGTTCTTCGACCACGACCCGGCGAAGGTGCTGGGGCGCATGTCGGCGGGCACCCTGCGCGCGGAGACGGGCCGCGAAGGTGTCGTCGTCGAGATCGACCCGCCGAGCCCCACGGACCCGCCGAACCTGCTGCAGTCGATCGAGCGCGGGGACATCACCGGCATGTCGTTCAGCTTCCGGGCGCTGGCCGACGACTGGAAGAACGAGGGCCGCCAGATCGTGCGCTACGTGACCGACATGCGGGTCTACGAGGTCAGCGTGGTCTCGATGCCGGCCTACGAGCAAACTCACGTGGAGGCGGCGCTGCGGGCCCTCCGGACGCATCAGGCGAGGACGTCGCCGACGCTGGCGCAGCTCGAGGCGCGGATGAGGGCGCGAGCCACCGCGTGGCGAGCCACCGCGTGGCGGTAGTTCTTGACAGCCGACAGCCGTAGGCGGTAGGTTCTCCCACCAGAAGTTCCGCCGACGCCTCTGGCCCGTGGGACGGGCTACGCGGCGGCGACATCGTGCAGCGGCAACCGCGTGGACGGGCGCCGCTCACCAGGCGAGTCGAATCTCACACTTCGATTTCGTCGGTGGGTGGCGCCCGTTGGCATTTCAGGGCCTCTCAGCGGCGAGAGGGGAGCCCGGAATGCTGAAGGAGCTGATCGAGAAGCGGGCGAGGCTGCACGAAGAGAACGTCGCCCTCATCAACCAGGCGAAGAAGGACGGCCGCGACGTTCTGAACGCGGACGAGGAGCAGGAGTGGCAGGAGCGCGACGCCGCGCTCGAGGCCGTCTCCCGCCAGATCGATCGCCTCCACAAGCAGGACCAAATCGAGAAGCGCCTGGCCGAGGTCGAGGACCGCAAGGCGGCGCCGGGCGACCCGATGGCCGACGCGCACCACCGGACCTCGGCGACGGCCCGCCTCGCGATCCAGCGCGGCCAGCACGACAGCGAGATGGCCCTGCGCGCGTGGTTCCTCGCCGGCACCGACAAGCCGCTGACCGAGGAGCACGTCGGTGCTGCGCAGCGGTGCGGCGTCGACCTCCGGAACAAGATGCTGACCTTCAACCTGACCCGGACCCCACCGCGCACGCCGGCCGAGGCGCGCACGTGGGAGGTCGAGGCCCGCGCGCAGACGATCACGACCACGGGCGGCGGCTACACGATCCCCGACGAGATGATGCGCTCGCTCGAGACGGCGCTGCTCTGGTTCGGCGGGATGCGCCAGGCCTCCACGATCATCCGCACGGAGTCGGGCGCGGATCTCCCGATCCCGACCGCCAACGACACGGCGCAGACGGGCGCGATCCTCGACATCAACACGCAGGTGTCGAACCAGGACGTGACCTTCGGCCAGCTCGTGCTGAAGGCGTTCAAGTACTCCTCGAAGCAGGTCCTGGTCCCGGTCGAGCTGATGCAGGACAGCGCGGTCAACCTGCCGCAGATGCTCGGCCAGATGCTCGGCGAGCGGATCGGCCGCATCCAGAACACGCACTTCACGACGGGCGCGGGCACGACGCTGCCGTTCGGGATCGTGGTGCAGGCGACGTCGGGCCTGGCGCCCACGGGCTCGGTCGCGGCCGGGTTCACCTACGCCAACATCGTCGACATGGAGCACTCCGTCGACATCGCCTACCGGCGCCAGGGCGCCGGCTGGATGATGAACGACGCGGTCGTGGCGCGGTTCAAGAAGCTCGTCGACTCCACCGGCCGCCCGATCTGGCAGCCGTACTTCGAGTCGGGGATGAACTCGCAGGTCGGCGGCGGGATGGCGGGGGCGCCGGGCACGTTGCTCGGCTACCCGGTCGTGGTCAACAACGACATGACCACGGCGACGACGAACGGCTCGAAGGCGGTGCTGTTCGGCGCGCTGCAGAAGTACATCATCCGCGACGTCGTCAACGTGACCCTCCTGCGGCTCGACGAGCGGTACGCCGACTACCACCAGGTCGCCTTCCTCGCCTTCGCGCGCTCGGACGGCAACCTGCTCGACGCCGGCACGCACCCCGTCAAGTACATGGCCTACACCACGTAGGTCGCCGAACAGGCGCCCCGTCGGTCTCGCGGCCGGCGGGGCAACACGAAAGCCTCGAGGAGGGTCCATGGTCGGCAGGTTCTCGGACGACATCAAGATCGTGCAGGCGGTCACCATCGCGGCGGGTGCGGCGGGCACCTCGGCGATCAACGGCACCTCGATCGATATGAGCGGCTACGAGGGCGTGTGCTTCGTGGTCCAGTTCGGCGCCATCACGGCCGGCGCGGTCACGTCGATCAAGCTCCAGCAGGACACGGTGACGGGCTTCGGGTCGGCCGCCGACATCGAGGGCACGGCGCAGACCATCGCCGACACCGACGACGACAAGGTCTTCTACATCGACATCAAGCGGCCGCGCGAGGACTTCGTCCGACTGGTGGTGTCGCGCGCCACGCAGAACGCCACGTGCTCGGCCATGGCCTATCTCTACCGGGGCCGCACGTTCCCCGTCACGCACGGCACGAACGTCGCGGGCGAGACCTTCTCGGGACCGGCGGAAGGGACGGCGTAGCACCATGAAGCTCCTCATCGTGACCGACGTCTGCGACCACCTCCGCTCGTACAAGCCGGGCGATCTGGTCGAGCTGCCCGACGACCAGGCCGAGCGTCTCATCGCGCAGGGCATGGCCGAGCTCGCCGCCGCCGCGGCGAAGGTCGTCGACACGGGCACCGAGACCGCCACGGCCGAGGGCGACCACGAGACCGCCACGATGCCGAGGCCCAAGAAGCGGTGAGCGACTACCCGCTGGTGACGGTGGACGAGGCGCGCACGTACCTCGGGCTCGGGACGTCCGACGACGAGACGCACCTGCTCGAGGACTACGTGAGCCGCGCCACCGATTACTGCGAGTGGTACTGCGACCGGCTCCTGGCGGCGCGCCTGCACGAGAACAAGCGGTTCGCGCCGATCCGGAGCCTCAGCCTCCGGCCGCTGTGCTGGCCGATCGATGTCACGCAGACCATCGCCATCGCGATCGACGCGGTGGTGCAAACGGTCTGGAAGCAGGAGGGCGACGGGGACCGGAACACCTTCGACGTCCTCGTGCGCGCCGACACGCCGGAGATGAGCGGGCCGAACATCTTCTGGCGCAAGAACGGCTGGTGCGGGACCACGAGCGACCCGGAGCCGATCCTCATCACCTACACGGGCGGCATCGACCCGATCCCCGGCGAGCTCAAGGACGCCTGCTACCTCGTGATCGGCAACATGCACAACGCGCAGGAGAAGAAGCTCGCCGAGATCGCGGCGTTCGGCTCCGGGCCCGTGAACCCGTCGGTGACGTATCGCCTGGGAAGCGACCTGATCCCGCTGAAGGCCAAGCAGATCCTCGACAGTTACCGGCGGTGGCTGTGATCCAGACGACGGCCAAGGGCCCGCTCTTCGCCGGCACGATCAACCTGCTCGCGGCGAACGTCCGCGCGTCGAACGAGCACGAGCGGATCCTCGGCGGCATGGTGCGCTCGGCCTACACGAGTCACCGCGGGCCCGGACGCTACGGCCACCTCGCCGACAACGTGCGCACGCAGACGACGGTCGCCGGCGACAGCGTCGCGGCGCGCATCTTCCCGGCGCCGCGCGTGGCCTTCAAGGCGCGGTTCCTGGAGAGCGGGACCACGGGCCACTTCATCACGGCCCGCCGGCGCGGCCGCCGCGCGCTCATGCTCGGGCCGGGGATCTTCCGGCCCTACGTGCACCACCCGGGCACGCGCGGGTTGCACATCCTCGAGCGGCTGCGCCAGGCCTATGCGCCGCAGGCCACCCTCATCCAGCAGCGCGAGATCGCCAAGGAGCTCGGTGCGTGAGCCCGACGCCGCGGGTCGAGGCCATGCGGCTCTGGGAGACCGCGCTGCGCGGCATGACGGGCGTGCGTCCGTGGGGCGGCAGCTATCCGAACGCGCCGACCGTCGAGCGCGGCAGGTTCCGCGAGATCGACCGGGTCAACAAGTTCCCGCACCTGATCCTGATCCCCGGCCAGGGCTCGCGCACGGGTACCCCGAACGACACGCAGGAACGCGACGAGGACCTCTTCCGCGCGATGGTGGTCGGCTACATCGGCGACTCGCTCGACCCGCCCACGGACGAGCTCGTCCAGCACCTGCTGCGCGACTGCAAGGTCACGCTGCTCACGACCGTGATTCCCGTGCCGATCGCGCCGCGTCCGCTGATCGACATCGACTGGGACGACGAGGACGTGGAGCTCTACGACGGGCGCGCGGCGTTCGCGCTGCCCTTCACGGCGCATCTCGCAGAGACCTACCAGTGAAGGAGACAACGCGATGACGATGACCGGCACGCTCGGAGTGAGCATCGACCTGACGGACAACCTGGCGGGCGACCTCGACACATCGGTCGCGCGGCTCCTGAAGACGTTCGGCTGGACGCTCGTCGGCGGCACCGGGTCCGGCAAGGTCGACAAGGCCTGGTCGGACGAGCGCACGCTCGCCGCGAGCGCGAACGAGGACATCGACGTCTCGGGATCGCTGACGGGCGTCTTCGGCGCCTTCGCGCCCGCGAAGCTGAAGGCCGTTGTGGTCTACGCGCTGCCGACGAACACGAACAGCGTCATCGTCTCGCGGCCCGCGGCGAACGGCGTGCCGTTCCTCGACGCGGCGAGCGACGCGGTCACCCTGACGCCGGGCAGCGTCCTCTGCGCCACGAATCTCACCGGCTGGACCGTCACCGCCGGCACCGGCGACCTGATCAACATCGCCAACTCCGCGGGGACGACCGGGGTCACGTACCGGATCGCTCTGCTCGGCGCCAGCGCGTAACCATCGCCTGACGGAGGGGAGGCACTCATGAGCTCAGCCGTACACGCGAAGGGGACGCTGGTGCAGGTCGAGACCAGCGCAGGCTCGGGCGTCTACACGACGATCCCCGAGGTCGGCGCCGTCACCGGCCCGTCGGCGGCCTCGTCCGAGCACGACGTCACGTCGCACTCGACCGCGGGACTGTTCAAGGAGACGCTGCTCGGCATCATCGACCCGGGCGAGATCGCGTTCCCGATGAACCTGGTGCCGGGGAACGCGCTGCAGATCCAGCTCCGCAACGACAAGTACGCGAACACGCAGCGGAGCTACCGGATCGTGCAGACGACCGGCGAGTACGCGACCTACACGTGCTCGGTGAAGACGTTCAACTACCGGTTCCCGGTCGACGGGCCGCGCGCGGTCGACGTCGCGCTGCGCGTGCTGGCGGCGCCGGTCCACAGCGACTAACGACCAGACCGCGTGCGGTTCGCATCGCCTCGGCCCTACTGAAGCTGTCCAGGGGGCCGGGGCGGGCCGCACGCGCGAGGAGACAGCATGGCCCGCATCCCGGTCACGCTCAACGGCGAGGCGCACTCGCTCTACTACTCCGCGGCGAACGTGGTCAAGGCGCTGCGGCAGCTCCGCGCGTTCGGCCGGCTGGAGAAGAACGAGGGGATCCTCCAGGCGACGCTGCTGGTCGGCGCGAGCGACGACGAGGCGATCGCCGTCATGCTCCTGTTCGGCCTCGAGCACGAGCGCACGCCGGGGCTCACCGTCGACAGGCTGATCGACTGGCTCGACGACGTGAAGCGCCACCGTCAGGAGTCGTTCTTCGAGGAGATCCAGGGGCCGATCCTCGAGGCCCTGAAGGCGTCCGGTCAGATCACCTACGACGTGCGGCCGACCGCGCCGAAGGACGGTGCGGCCCGCCCTACGGAATCGGTGACATCCGCGACGTGATCGCGCTCGACTACGACGCCTGGCTCGAGCAGACGGAGCCGGTCGGCTTCGACCTGCTGCGGCTCATGCCGTGGCAGTGGGACCGGCTGCTGCGGCGCCGCTCGGTCGTCGACGTCGAGGCCATGATCGCCTCCGTCCTCCACGAGCGCCGCGCGCAGGCCGCGCTCGCCATCATCGCGAACGCCGGCACCTCGGCCGAGTCGACGCTCGCCGAGGCCGTTGACCGCTACGTGCGCGACCCGCGGTTCCCGCGCGAACGGCCTGCCGAGCGCGACCTCGATGCCGAGCTGGTCGAGGCCGCCGTGGCGCAGGCACGCGCCCTCGAGGCGGCCGGCTTCGCGAAGACGGGCCGCCTGACGCCGGAGGAGCTCGCCGAGGCGCAGGCGGGGGCCAGGGCTCGCTGATGGCGACCGCCTCGACGCTCGAGATCCGGATCGTCGCGACCGGTGCCGAGCAGGCCTCGGCGGTGCTCAAGAGCGTCGAGCAGGCGGGTGCGCGCATCGGCAACGTGACGGCCGCCGGTGCGAAGCAGGCCGAGAAGGCGATCGACGACCTCGGCAAGCAGCTCACCGAGGTCAACGTGCTGTTCGAGACGGCTGGCGTGAACACCGGCATCTTCGGGCGCGCCGTCGCCGCGCTCGCCACACCGCTCGGCCTGGCGGCCGTCGCGGTCGGTGGGCTCGGGGCCGCGCTCGTGTCCGTGACGAAGGCCGCGATCGACAACGCCAAGGAGATCAAGTCGCTGATGGCGGTGTCGGGCCTCAACGCCGAAGAGGCCGACAACCTCGCCAACACGTTCCAGCTCCTCGGCAGCGACGTGGGCGCGCTCACGAACGCGCTGTTCAAGATGGGCACCGAGCTCGACAGCGGCGGCGCCGGCTTGCGGAAGATCGGCCTGACGCTCGCGGACGTCCAGCGGGCGACGAGCGAGGGCGAGCTGTTCCTGATGGTGCGCGATCGCATCGCGGCCATGGGGACGGCGGCCGAGCGCAGCGCCGCGCTGATGGCGGTCTTCGGGCGCGCGGGACGCGAGCTGGCGCCGATCTTCGCGATGAGCCGCGAGAAGTTCATCGCGTTCATGGAAGAGGCCGAGAAGCTCTCGCCCTGGTCGCAGAAGTCGCAGGAGGAGACGGAAAAGCTCATCCGCGCCATCAACGCGCAGTCGATGGCGTGGGCCGGCCTCAAGATGCGGATCGCGGAGCTCACCACGCCGACGGTCACCGAGGGGCTGAAGGCGATCACGGGGTTCCTGCAGCGCGGGCACTTCATGGGGCCGGCCCCGAAGTCTGCCGGCGCGTCCGGCACCTGGGACATGCCGATGTTCGGTCCGCCGGACCCCGGCCCGCAGTTCGCGGAGCAGCGTGCCGAGCTGGCGGTCATCGCGGCGCAGAAGCAGGCCGCGCGCGTTATCGCCGTGCTCGGGCTCGAGGAGGCCGCGCGCAAGCAGGCCGTCGAGCTCGGGCTCAAGAGCGAGCAGACCGCGGCCGCCGAGCGCATCAAGACGGTCGACCTCGAGCTCGCGGCGAAGAAGTCCGTGTTCGCCGCCGAGCTGAAGGCCGCGCAGGAGAAGGACGACCTGCTCGGGACGAAGGCCGCCGCGGTGCAGGCCAAGATCGTCCAGGCCGAACAGGAAGCGGCCGTCAAGCGCGCCGAGATCCAGAACGACCTCGTCAGGAAGAGCATCGCCGCGCAGGACGCCATCGGTGCGTCCCGTGCGAAGGAGGGCGAGGACCTGGCGCGATCGCAGATGGAAGCGCAGGCCATCTCCGAGCAGATGCGCGCCGACAAGATCAAGACCGACCTCGAGGAGGAGGCGGCCGCGCTCGAGGCGAACAACGCCGGATGGGTGGCGCACGCGGAGGCGATCCTCGCGGCGACCGAGGCCGAGCAGCTCGCCATCGCGAAGATCGAGGAGCTGAAGGCCTCGCCGCTGAAGGATCTCGATACCGCACTCCGTTCGGCTGACGAGGCGGCCAAGCTCTTCGGCACCTCGCTCAGCGGCGTCGGCGGAGGCGTGGATGTGACCTCGCTGAAGATCGAGGCGCTCCGCACGGCGATCACTCGGCTCATCAACGAGCAAGGACTCGAGGCGGCCGGCGACAAGATCAGAGAACTGAAGGGGCGGCTCGACGAGCTGCAGCGCGACCAGCGCCTCGAGAACACCGTCCGCGGGATCGGCGACGCCTTCCAGAACGCGATGAGCACCTCCGTGCAGGCCGTCATCCTCGGCACCTCGAAGATCAGCGACGCCTTCAGGAACCTCGCGCAGTCGGTCGCCATCTCGCTGCTGGACCAGGGCGTGAAGGGAATCATCAAGGCCGCGATGGACGCGCTGACGGACTTCCTGAAGTGGCTCGCGCAGACCGGCCTCATCAAGCAGGGCGTGGGCCTCGTGGTCAGCGCGGTGGGTGGGTTCTTCGGCGGCGGCAACACCGGCTTCACGGGATCCGCGGCTGGCAACGCCGGCTCGCTGTCCGATACCGTGCGCGGCCTGCCTGGTGCCGCCGAGGGCGCCTTCATCCGGGCCCGCCCGGGCGGTGTGGCGGTCATGGTCGGCGAGGGCGGCCAGGACGAGGTCATCATGCCGCTTGACAAGCTGAACGACGTCACGGGAAGCGGCGGGTTCACGATCATCGTCCGCAACGAGACCGGCGTCGAGGCCGAGGGCAGCGCGCGCGAGACCACCGGGCCCGACGGTGAGCGGGCGCTCGAGATCCGGCTCAAGCGGATGATGCAGGGCGCGATGGTGGACGGGTCGATGGATTCGACCATGCGCCAGGTGTGGGGCATGACGCGGCATGGCGTGAGGCGCTGATGGCGACGTGGCCCGTGTCGCTTCCCACGCAGCTCCGCATCGAGGGCGGCACGGGCGAGCTCAAGAGCACCGCGATTGATTCGCCAATGGACGCGGGTCCGTCGAAGCGCCGGAACCGATACACCGCCGCGCCGGAGCCGTACAGCGGCAGCCTCATCCTGACCAGCTCGCAGTTCACGGCGTTCCGCACGTTCTTCTACACGGACACCGCGGGCGGGACGCTCACGTTCGACGGGCTCCGGCATCCGATCACGGGCGCCACCGTCACGCACCGCTTCACGAAGCCGAGTAAGCCGCCAGCGTGGCGCGGGCTGGGAGCTGGTCAGTATGAGGTGACGCTCGCCGTCGAGGTGATGCCGTAGCATGGCGCGGTCGCTCTCGGCGGCGATGCGGGCGGCGGGGAACGCGCAGGAGACGGGCGAGGTCATCCTCGGCCTGCTGACGCTCAGCCATCCCGACATCCTCACCCAGCGGTTCGTGAACAATCACGTCAGCATCGTGTCGCGCGGCGAGACGTTCCAGCCTTATCCGTTCGATGTCACCCTGCCGGATGACCGCGACGACGAGGTCGTTCGGGTCCGGATCTCCATCGACAACATCGACCGGAACATCGTCGCCGCCATCCGATCCGTCACGACGCCGGCCACGTTCCTCTTCGAGGTGATCCGCGCGGCGGCCCCGGATGCCGTCGAAGCGAAGGCAGGGCCAGGCGCACTCCGGAACGTCTCCTGGGACCATATGACGGTGTCGGGGGACATCACCTATGAGCCCCTCCTCGATGAGCCCGCGCAGCAGTATCAGTTCTCGCCCATTCACTTCGACGCACTCTTCACGGCGGCGGCCTGATGCCGCCCTGGATCGCGGACTACGTGGGCCTGCCCTACGACGAGACGGCGCTGACGTGCTGGGCGCTGATCGTCCGCATCTACCGCGAGCAGTTCGGCATCGAACTCGACGCGCACGCCGGGACCCCGCCCGCTGACCTCTATGCGACGTGGGCTGACGCTGATGCCGAGCGCGGGACGGCCCAGTGGACGCAGGTCGTGTCTGAGCGAGACGCGAAGCTCGGGGACGTGGTCCTGCTGCGCCCGCTCGGCCGTATGCACGTCGGGATGATCGTGGAGCGCGGGCGGTTCCTGCACGTCATCAACAACCGCACGTCGTCCATCGAGCGCGTCCAGCTCTGGCGGCCGCGCATCGTCGGGATGTTCCGTCATGCCGCACTCGAACGGGAGACGGCATGACGACTGACCTGGCGGTGCGCGTCCTCGAGGGCGAGATCGTGGACGAGGTCGAGCAGCTCGTCGGCCTCGTGCGCGTGCGCGTCCTGCGGAACCCGTTCACGCTCGAGCGCCATGACTTCCTCGTGGCCGAGGGTGCGACGCTCGCGGAGATCGTGGAGCGCGCCGAGCTCAAGGAATGGACCGACGCCCTCGTGTCCATCGACGGCTCGGTCGTGCCGCGTGAATGGTGGCCACGGGTGCGGCCGAGACGGGGCCACTACGTCGTGGTGCGGGCGCGGCCGGCGGGCAGTAGCGGCGGGGGCGGCAAGGGGTGGCTGCAGACGCTCCTCGGCGTGGTGATCACGATCATCGGCATCGTGATGTTCTTCGTGCCCGTGCTGCGCGCGTTCGCGCCCTACGTCCTCACGATGGGCATCGGCATGATCATCAGCGGCGTGGTGTCGCTCCTGATGCCACCGCCGCAGGCGCGACTGTCCCGTGGCGACGGCGGGCCGCTCGATCTCCCGGTGTACGCCATCACGGGCCAGCGGAACCAGGCGAACCCCTACGGCCCCGTGCCGTTCATTCTCGGTCGCCATCGGATCTTCCCGCCGTTCGGGGCGCTGCCCTACACGGAGATCGTCGGCAACGACCAGTATCTGCGCTGCCTCTTCGTCGTCGGCCTCGGTAAGTACGACATCGAAGACATCAAGATCGGTGAGACGGCCATCGCGGACTTCGGGGAGATCGAGGTCGAGGTCCGCGTCGGTGATCCAGCGGACCCGCCGCTCACGCTGTTCACGAACAACGTGGTCGAGGAAGCTCCGGGCGGCGGCAGCGGGGCCATCAACCTGATTGACGGCTCCGCGCATATCCGGACGACGCAGCCGGACATCGATGAGATCAGCCTGGACTTCGTCTGGCCGAGGGGGTTAGTCGCGTTCACCCCGAACGGCAATAAGATCCCGATGCCAGCGACGCTCGTGGTGAGCTATCGCCTGACGGGCAGCGGCGATCCATTCACGCTGATTCCGAACAGCACGGCGTTCTCCGCAGCCGTGGCCACCACCTATCGGCAGGGTGTCCGCTGGACCGTCGCGCGCGGTCAGTACGACGTGCGCGTGGTTCAGACGGACGCGCATCTCGAAGTCAACGGCCCGACGAACGCGCCGTTCATCAACGCCGCGCAATGGACCGCGATCCGGAGCATCACGAACAGCGACCCCATCTCAGCGGCCATCCTGGCCGTCGGCCTCGCGCGCATCGCCATCCGCGTCAAGGCGTCCGACCGGCTCAACGGGGTCATCGATCAGCTCTCGTGCGTCGCCACGTCCATCGTCCCTGACTACGACAGCGGCACCGATACCTGGGTGACGCGAGCGACCCGGAACCCCGCCTCGCTCTATCGCCACGTCCTGCAAGGGCCGCAGATGGCGCGTCCGCTCGCGGACGCGAGGATTGATCTGGCGGCGCTGGAGGCGTGGCATAGCGACTGCGTCACCGAGATCAGGCGGTTCGACTTCGTGGTGGAGCAGACCGCCACCGTCAAGCAGGTGCTCGATCAGGTGTGTGCGGTCGGCCGCGCGACCCTCGGCACGATTGACGGCACCTTTGGCGTGATCCGCGACATCCCGCAGGCGTCGCCGGCTGGACTCTACACCCCGAGGAACAGCCGCAACTATCGCGGCACCAGGGCGTTCCGCGATCTACCGCACGCGCTCAAGGCGCAGTTCGTGTCCGACCTGACGTGGCAGATGGAGGAGCGCCTCGTCTACTGGGACGGCTACCACGCGGGGAACGCGACGAAGTTTGAGAGTCTGCAGTTCGTCGGCGTCACCGACCCGGACCAAGTCTGGAAGCTCGCGCGCTACCACCTCGCGGCGGCGTATCTCCGGCCGGACATCCACGAGTTCGAGTGCGACTTCGAGCACCTCGCGAACACGCGCGGCGACCGCATCCAGTTCAACCATGACGTGCCGCTGTTCGGCATCACGGCGGGGCGCATCAAGACGGTCACGCTGAACGGCTCGAGCCAGGCCGTCAGCGTCACGCTCGACGAGCCCGTCCCGATGGAAGCGTCGAGCTACGGGCTGAAGTGGCGGCGGTCGGACGGCGTGATCGCCAGCGCGCAGGTCGTGACGGTGGTGGGCACGCAGAGCTCGCTGACGTTCACGGCGCCAGTGGCGGCGGGCAGCGTCCCGGCCGCAGGCGATCTGTTCACGTTCGGGACGCTCGGCAACGAGACGGTGGACCTGCTCATCATCCGGATCGAGATGCTCCGCGATCTGTCCGCGCGCATCGTGGCCGTTGACTACTCGCCCCAGGTCTATGACGCGGACTCGGGCACCGTACCGCCCTACGACCCACATATCACATTGCCACCGGAGCTGCGGCAGCCGCCCGACCCGATCCCCGACGGCCTCGTGAGCGAGGGCGTGGCGGCGTTCCGGACGGCCACCGGCACCATTGGGGCGAAGGCGACGCTGCACTATCGCATCCCGCAGGGCGTGGTGCCGCTCGCGGGCGCGAAGGTCCAGGGCGGGTTCCGGTTCAACGGCGCGGCGGTGCCGTGGACGGTCATGCCCGAGGTGTCGGCCGACGTGCAGGAGATGGTGTTCGCCCCGCTCGATCCGGGGAAGGTCTACGACCTCCGCGTGCGCGTCGTGTCGGCGGTGGGGCGGCCGAGCAACTGGGTGTTCATCGCGGGCATGGAGATCCCGAACCCGCCGCTCGTCACGTCCTACAACCTGATCGCCACGCCGTTCGGCTATGCGGCCACCATCGGCCAGCAGGTGCCGCGACTCGGGCCGCCGCGCGTCACGGGGTTGCGCCTCGCCAACCCTGTCACCGGCAATCCGAACGACACCGTGTTCGCGGGGCGCGACGCCAAATTCGTCTGGAACGCGGTGACGCTGAACCCCGGCAGCGGCGACGCCGAGGACGACTTCACGCAGGACGCGAGCATCCGCGACTACGTCGTCGAGATCTGGACGAGCGGCGTCAAGCGCCGGTTCCCGATCTACGTCACCACGCCCGGCTTCAACTACACCTACGAGATGAACGTCGAGGACCACAAGCCGCTCGCGCCGCAGCGTCAGATCGAGATCCGCGTCTGGGCGCGCAGCCACGACGGCGCCGTGTCCATCGAGCCGGCCGTGCTCGTCGTGTCGAATGAAGCGCCGGACATGAGCGAGATCGCGCCCGTGGTGACGGCGCTGGTGGACGCCGCCGTCGCGGACTGGACGGCGTTCAACCCGACGGACCACGACTTCCAGAGCTACCGCGTGCTGCTCTCGACGGCCAACCCACCGCTCGAGCAGTTCGACGAGCGGTCAGCCGTCCAGAAAACCGTCATCATCCCGAACCTCACGCACGGGATCACGTATTTCCTGCAGATCATGCCGGTGGATGCGTTCGGTGACGGCATCGGCTCGCAGATCGTCGAGGTGGTGCCGAAGAGCGCGGCCGAGGTGTACCAGTTCTTCCGCACAGACATCACCGTCGAGGACATCACGTTCACGGCGGACCCGACCACGAACACGGTGTCGTGGACGGCGGGCCGGATTCTCTACGTGAACACCGAGGGCGAGCTGCTGGAGCGCGACATCTCATCGGGCAGCGGGCACTTCACGACCACGTCGTTGTTCATCTCCTGGCTGATCGGTGAGACGACGCTCGACGCCATCCCTGATCCCGCCACGAGCATCGTGGTGAACCGCGTGATCCTCGCGGTGTACAACGGCGGGTTGAACTTGGTGGTGACGAACGGCAAGGCGACGGTGCACGGCTCCGACATCTTGGCCCATACGATTGGCGCGGCCCAGCTCATCACGAATCAGGCGCTGATTACGGGCACGGCGCAGATCAATAACGGGATCATCACTACCGCGCACATCAACGACGCGACGATCACCACCGCCAAGATTCAGGACGCCTCGATCACGCGGGCGAAGATCCTCGACGCGGAGATCACGCGGGCGAAGATCGCGGCGGCCGCCATCGGCACGGCGCAGATCGAGGACGCCTCGATCACCAGCGCCAAGATCGGGTTCGCGGAGATCGACACCGCGCACATCAGGGATCTCTCCGTGGACACCGCGAAGATCAAGAACCTCTCCGTGAACGGCCAGAAGGTCACGTCTGGCGCGATCAGCTCCGATAAGCGCCAGGGTGTCAACGTCGCCTCGGTGTTCGTCTCGGGCTCAGTGCATATCACGTTCAATCACGGCATGGGGATCACGCCGCTGGTGACGTGGATGTGGACGCCTGCCGGCGGGCCAGAGGTCACGACGTATCTGTATGCGGCGGACGAGACCTCGTTCGTGGTGCGGGTGATCCCGCTCGGCGGCAGCACGCTGCCGATTGGCACGCTCACGTTCAAGTATTGGTGACCGGCCATGTGGGGACATCTGCAGTTCAAGCGCGAGGACGACGGCCAGTGGCACCTGCACGGAAGCAACGTCTGGGGCAACGCCGAGGCGATGCCGCCGGACCATTGCCCGTTCGCGGAGTCGCTGCGCGATGACAACGACGACCGTGTCTACATCTGCACGAAGGCGGCGGGCGACCGGCTGCACCTGCGGCTTGAGGCTCGCGCCCGCGCCGTGCTGTCGGGCCAGACATCAGGGCGTCCGGTCATCACGATCCAGGGCAGCCGCGTGACCTTCGACGGCGAGCCGTTCCTCGTGGTGCGCTCCGGCGGCATCATGCTCCCCGACTGGGTCGACGTGCCGAGCGAGGACGACTGACGTGGGCCAGTTCCTGTTCGAGGGCTACGGGCAGGCGACGGCGGGCGGCGACGGCCAGGCCGTCGTGCACGTCGAGAACCTCAACGACTCGGGCGCCGGATCGCTGCGCGAGGCGATGAGCGCGGGCAACCGCCAGATCGTGTTCGACGTGGCGGGCGACATCTTCCTCGAGGACCACCTGTTCGGGTTCGGGGCCAACGTCACGATCAATGGACACACCGCGCCCGCGCCAGGGATCACGCTCTGGAACAGGGAGATCAGCCTGCGCGGCGATGTCACGCACGCCTGCCACGACTGGATCATCCGGGGCCTGCGGATTCGCAATTCCACCATCGACGGGTTCCAGCTTTTCGACGGCGTGCACGATGTCGTCATCGCCAACTGCTCGGCGTTCAACAGCGCCGACGGCAACCTCGACATCAGCGGCAACGCGCTCGTGCCGGCGACGAGCTCGCACGACATCACGGTCTGCTGGTCGATCTTCGGCAAGGGCCAGCTCGTGAAGAACAGCCTGATTGCGTACCACGTCAGGAACGTCACGCTGCACCACAACTTGTTTCACGGCTCGCTCTCGCGCAACCCGCAGGTCAAGGAAGACGATGCGGGCGGCGCCGTCCCGGCTGGCGAGCTCACGCTCGACTACAGGAACAACGTGGTGTGGGGCTGGAAGAAGGGCGTTGGCACCTACTTCCAGAAGGGCGCACGGGCCAACTTCGTGAAGAACTATGGCTATGCGACGGACTCAGGCGATGACTACCAGACGCTGATCGCAGAGCCGAACGATGGCTTCCCGCTCCCCGCCGACAAGCGCACGCACGTCTACGCTGACGGCAACTTCAACCTTGCCAACTGGGACGTGGACGCGAGCGGGAACGATGGATCGCCGCAGGGCACGGGCGTCCCGGCCATCAGTGAGGACGATGACCCTGCCGAGCTCATCCGCTACATCATCGCGTTCGTGGGGCCACGGTTCCCGACCCGGAACAACCCAGCGGGCCTCGACGCGACCGACCAGCAGCTCGTCAACGAGATCGTGAGCGAATTGTTTCGGAGGACCGCGTGAGCCAATACTTCGAGGGCAATGCGAAGGTCTCGGCGCTGGCACCTCCGAACACGGCGCCCACATCATCAGAGGCGGGCGCGGGCAACGTGGACGTGGGTGACCATGAGGTCGCCGTCACGTTCGTCCATTCGTCCGGCGGCGAGACGCTGTGCGGGGCCGAGGTGCTGGTCACCGTCGCGACGAGCGCCAAGGAGATCACCCTCGACGACATCCCGCTAGGTCCGGCGGACTGCACGCGGCGCCGGATCTACGCCAGTAAGGTGGGCGACCCCACCGGCCCGAAGTTCCTCGTGGGCACCATCACCGACAACACCACCACGGATGGCTTCAGCTACAACGTCGCGGACACGGGGCTGGGTCAGCAGGAACCCGTCACCAACCGTTACCCGACGGCGAACGTGGAGCTGACCAACGGCGGGATCACCGGGGCGTGGGCCGGCCGTCACGTCTTTAAGTTCCAGGGCGAGGCGGTGTTCTTCCCGATCGCGGCCGTGGTCGATGACACGCACTTCACGCTCTCGGGCGCCTACACGGGACTGAAAGCGCTGGGCAGCCCGTTCCCGTACCTCGTGGCGGTGGACTTCACCACGGAGCTCGGCCTGCCCGAGCTCTCGCCCGGCGATGTCGACATCCGCGACATCTACACGCGCGCGGTGCGCCAGCTCGACAGCTACCTCGCGGGCCATCGGATCTTCGCTGGCTACACGGAGTACATCCAGACGCTGTCCGCTGATCGTCGCGGCCTGTCGATCCGGGCGGCGACGGGCCAGACGGCCAACGTGTTCGAGGTGCTCGACGAGGACGGGGCCGTGGTGTTCGCCGTCGAGGCCGACGGCACCACGACGCAGACCATCGGCACCGCCGTGTTCGATCAGGTCAAGACGCAGACGCTGCTCGGCGGCGTCGCGCAGCGGAACATCGCGAAGCTCACCAACTCTGGCGGCAACGACTTCCTCGACGTGGGCGACACGGCGGGCTGGTTCGCCACGCGGATCTTCGCGGGCATCGGCGGGGCCGCGATCTACGCCGGCAGCACGGGGGGGAACCACGTCGTAGGGATCGGCCTCGGCTCCAGCCCGACACCCAGCGGCTTGGACGTGCTCTATGTGAAGAACAGCACGGCGGGCGTTCTCTCAAGCGGCCGCGCGATGACCATCGAGACGGACGAGGCCGCTACGTCTGCGCTCGCGGTCCTGCGGATCTCGCGCCTCACGAACACGGTAGGCCGCAGCGCCGGGATTCAGTGGGTTCTTCAGGATGACGCCGGCTCGCCCGCTCGCGTCGAGGTCGCATACTCGGCGGCTCGACTGCGGACGGCCACGGCAGGCTCGGTCGCTGGGGACTACCTGATCGGCCTGACCGACGCAAGCACCACGCGCCGAATCCGCGCCAGCGTGACGAACGCTGGTCTGGGCCTCGGGTTCGGGACGGGCGTGCAGGCGCCGACCGATCCCACGCACGCCGTCCACATCAAGGGCGCGGCCGGGGCAACGTGTGAGATCAAGTTCGAGGAGACGGGCGGCTCGGGGTTCGCGGCGATCGGTGTGCCGGCCGCTGGACGGCTCGCGCTGCTCGATCACGGCCTGACCGAGCGCGTGTCGTTCGTGACCGCCGCGGGCGGGACGCAGGGCTTCCTCGGCGCTGGCATCACGGCCCCGCTGGCCGCCCTGCACGCGCACTCCACGGGCGTCAACGCGGCGATCATCTCGAGCGCGGAGGCCGCCACCTCCATCGTCGATCCGCTGCGCGTCGACCGGAACGACAACACCGCCGGCCGCTACGTCGGCGTGGCCTTCCGGATGAACAACAGCACGCCAGCCATCAAGGAGCTCGCGTTCATCGGCGCACGGCTGCGGACGGCCACGGCCCTGAGCGAGGATGGCGACCTCGTGTTCGCGGTCACCAACGCCGGGAGCCGGACGGAGGCCGCCAGGATCACGGCGCCTGGCCGGTTCCTCGTGAACACGGCGACGGACGACGCGGCGGGCACGGCGGCGGCCATGACTATCAAGGCCGTGTCGGCGGCCGCGCACGGCCTGCGCGTCGTCCAGTTCACCGCGCAGACGCCGCTCGTCGAGCTCGGCAGCTCGGGCTCGGATGTCGGCGTGGTCTCCGTGTTCGACGCCTCGGCCGTCGAGCAGTCACGGCTCTCGGGTGGCGGGGCCTCGTGGGTGCTCGGCCGGCTGGGGATCGGGCCGTCGAGCGGCAACCTGACGCCCAAGACCTTCAGCTCGAGCAGCTTCTACGTGGGCAGCACGGCCGTCGCGGCGGACTTCGAGGCCGACTCCACGAGCGGCACCACCTTCGGCGTTCTGAACGTCACGCGGCTCGATAACACGGCGGGGCACCAGGCCGGCATCTCGCTACGTCTGGCGGACTCGGGCGGGCTCACGGCCAAACAGGAATACGCTTACATTGCCGCGCGCATCCGGACGAACACCGCCGGAGCCGAGGACGGCGACATCGTCCTGTCGACGATCACGGCGGCCACGCGCACGGAGCGGGCGCGGATCATGGGCAGCAACGGCTACCTGGCGCTCGGCACCAGCGGCGACGCCAGCGCGACCGTGCACGTCCTCAAGAGCCAGAACGCGGACTCGTTCGTCCGCATCGACAACGCCTACAACGCGGCCTCGCCGAGCGCACGCGCTGGGTTCGAGGCGCAGATGTGGGACGGCGCCAGCACGAACCCCGCGTTCCAGGCCATCCGCACCGCCGACGGCGCGTTCACCCTCACGAACAAGGCCATCAAGGCGGGGGCAACGGACAGCATTGGCCTCACGATCCAGCAGGACGGCAACTATCCGATCCGGCTGTCGACGAACGGGGCGCAGGGCCAGGCGCTCGAGATCCGCACGCTCACCGAGCTGGTGACGATCGCGGCGGCCGCGACCAGCGACAGCACCATCCAGATCCCCGCGAACGCTATCGTGCTCGCGGTCAGCGCCTACACCCAGGTCGCCATCCCGACGGCCACGACCTACGACGTGGGCACCTCGGGCACGCCGAACCAGTTCGTCGACGACCTGTCCACCACGCTCGGCACGAGCTCGCCGGGGACCAAGGCGGGGCCCCTGTACTTCGCCGCGGTGACGAACATCCGGATCACGCCGAGTACCACGCCGGGCGCGGCAACAGGCCGCGTCCGCATCGCCATTCACTACTACCTCTGCATCCCGGCGACGTCATAGGAGGCCCCGTGACGCTCAAGTTTGGACCGACCGATCAGGACGCGATCACCTTCGCGCACATCTGGGGCGCCTTCATGGCGGGCGAGACCGCGCTGCGCGGCATGATGCAGATCCGTGCGGCCAACCGCGTCATCGACGCCTTCGAGTCCATCTCCGAGGAGATCCGGCGCGAGGGGGCGCCATCGGCCCGCCGGCTGCGTCAGGGCGGGGCCGAGCTCGAGCTGCGCGAGGAGGACCTCGGCCTGCTCCGGCGCGTCGTGCGCGAGGTGCTGATCGACGGCCCCGCGGACGAGCACGCCCGTCAGTCGTGGCGCCGTCTGCTCTCGGCTCCGGAAGCCGCGCGCGTGGCCGACCTGCTGGGCATCGAGGAATGACCCGGGTGAAGGTCCAGGCGGTGCCATGACGTGCCGGAGAGAGACAGCGACTTCATCGTGGCCTCGCTCGAGCGGGTCGCCCGCGTCGAGGAGCGCCTGGAGATGTTCGAGAAGCAGCTCTCCCGCCTGGAGCTGGCGATCACCGACCAGACCCGAGAGCTCAAGGACTTCGTGGCCGTCACCGTGAACGGCCGGTTCAAGGAGATCGACGGCAAGTACGCCCTCGTGCGCGGGATCGTGCTCGGGGCGTGCGGGATCGTCCTGACCGCCTTCTTCGCGGCCGTCGTGGCGTCCTTCATCGGCACCCAGGTGAACAAGCCGACGCTGCCGCAGCCCTACACCATCCAGCCGAGGAGTCTGATCCGATGAACGTGCTCGCCGCCCTCTGGGCCATGATGCGCGCCCAACCGATCGCCGCCGGGATCGGCCTCGCCACCTTCGGCGCGGTCGGCACCGGCACCGGGTACGCGGGGTACTGGGTCTACATGCAGCCCAACCCGCAGATCGTGGCGATGGAGAAGCCGGTCACGAACGGCGGCGCCGGGGGGATCGCGCCGGATGTCCGCGCTCACGCCGTGGATGCGACGTGGCAGCCGAAGCCCCAGACCACGTTCAAGGCCGGCGACGTGATGTGGACGCTCAGAAACGACTGCTTTCTCTACAAGACGTCCGGGCCCATCACGCGCGCCTTCATCGGGATCGACTCGGGCACGGTCTACCAGCTCCCGCTGACGTACCCGCCGACGCGGACGGAGGGCTGTGCGCGCAGGAACTTCGCGACGCAGATCCCGAAGGACCTGCCGCCCGGGAAGTATCGGTACGAGGTCGCGGTGCTGTTCTACAAGAACCCGCTCCAGCCGGAAGTGAGGACCGCGTTCCCGAGCGTCGAGATCACCGTGGTGCCGTGACCGCCGATGAAAAGCTCTGGCTGCTGGCGGGCATCGTGATCGGCTGTCTGCTGCTCTGGGGCCTCCGGGGGCCGCTGTGTTGAGAGGGGGAGACATGCGCGCGATCGTCATCGGCCTGGCTGTCCTGCTCGCCGGCTGCGCCGCGTCCGGAGTCATCGGCGACGGCAAGCCCACGACCATCGACTGCAAGGGCAAGGGCACCGGCAACGTCGGGCCGTACTCGATCAACATGAACTGCGGCGACGCGAAGGACTTCCAGCTCAAGATCAACGTGCAGTAGGGGGGGCTGACATGGCGAACGGCGTGTACAACAAGGGCCTCGAGGAGCTCGCGAAGGCGACGACGGATCTCGACGCGAGCGACCTGCGCCTCCTGCTCGTCAAGAGCAGCTACACCTTCAACAAGGATCACCTGACGGTCGACGACGGCTCGGCGAACGACCCCGCGAGCCACGAGCTCACCGTCGGCGGCTACGCGCGCCAGGCGCTCGCGAGCGAAGCCGTCACCCGCGACGACACGAACGACGTCGCGTATCTGGACGCCGACGACGTGCCGTTCGGCGCTCTTGCCACGGGCGAGACGATCGGCGGCGCGGTCCTCTTTCGGCACACCGGGACGGACACCACCGCGCCGCTCATCGCGTTCTACGACCTCGCCGACACGCCGACCAACGGCAGCCCGATCACCGTGCAGTGGGCGACGCCGGCGAACGGCGGCGTGCTGAAGCTCGCGAGCGCGTAGACCGTGGCGCCGCTCTATACCCCCTCGGCCGAGGCGCTCTACCAGATCGACAACTGGGGCGCGAACCCGTCGGCTACGCCAGGCACGGCCGTCACGCCTGGAGCGTCCAACGCCGAGGGGAGCTACTCGGCCGCGCTGCTCTCCCCGACGCAGGACCTTGCGGGGATCTACCTGCGTGTCTCTGACGGGGGCGCGACGACGGCGAGCAAACCGCACCTGCTCGACATCGGCATCGACCGAGCCGGTGGCACGTCCTTCACGGCCGAAATCAGTAACATCGTCTGCGGGGCGTCCGGCTCGCTGACGGCTGGCGGCGCGCACCGCTTTTTCTTCCCGTACTTCGTCCCGGCCGGGGCCACGGTCGGCGTCCGCATCCAGGGCGCGAACGCGACGGCCGGAACCGTGAACGTCTGCCTCAAGGGCTACGGCCAGCTCGGCCGTCGCCATACACTCCCGGTGGGCACGGTCTCGGAGACGCTGGGGACCATCACCAATTCCAGCGGCGTCAGCTTCACGCCGGGGAACGTCAGCGATGGGACCTGGGTGAGCCTGGGGACCACAGCCAAGTTCCTCTGGTACTGGCAGCTCGCCTATCAGATCACCGGCGGCACGATCACGGCCGAGCGGTGCTGGATCGAACTCGGCGCTGGGGGATCAGGCAGCCAGCGCGTGCTCCTGCGGCGCGGGCACGCCGGGACGGCGACGGAGCAGATCGGGGACATGATGGACTCGCAGCTCGTCTGGCATGAGGGCTACCACGAGATCCCGGCCGGGACGGAGATGTGGGTGCGCGGCCGCTGCGAGAACGCGCCGGATAGCGGATACGACGCGGTCGCGATCGGGATCGGAGGGTAAGGAGGACCGATGGCCTTCGACTTCACGGAGACCGATAGCGCGTCGATCACCACCACGGAATACTTCCTGGCGTCGGACAGCACCACCAAGACTTCGCAGACCGATGACGCGATGGTGCAGCTCTGGTGCGGCGACACGTCCATCGCGGCCGGCGACGTGTTCGAGGTCAAGCTCTACGAGAAGGTCAACGCCGTCGAGTTCTCCCAGGTCCTCGGCTACCTGACGGTCGACGCCAAGTCGTTCATCAGCCCGGCATTCATCCTCGGCGACGGCTGGGAGTTCTCGCTCCGGAAGATCTCGGGCACCAACCGCACGATCAACTGGTCGCTCCGCAAGGCGACCTAGGCACCTAGGCGCCCATGTCCTGGCTCTACCAGCCGCTCCTGCTGTCAGCGGCTCCGGTCGTCCTCGACGCGGGCACGCAGGCCGTCACCGTCGAGGCCCCGACGGCCACGCTCGTCCTGGGGACGGCCACGCTCGCCGCCGGCAATCAGGCGCTCACGCTGACGGCGCCGGCGCCGACCGTCGATGCGGGATCGGTCACGATCACCGCCACGGCCTGCATGGTCACGCTGGAGGCTCCGGCGGCCGCCCTGAGCCCCGGGACGCTCACGCTCGCGGCCGGAAGCCTCACGCTGACGATCACGGCCCCGGACGCGAGCCTGGACGGCTCCCAGATCCTCGCGGCGGGCGCGCAGAGCCTCGTCGTCACGGCACCCGCGGTGACGCTCCAGGCCGGCGCGCTGACGCTCCCGGCGGGCGACCAGGCCCTCGTCGTTACCGCGGCACCGGCGGCGCTCACGACCGGATCGCTTGTGCTGGTGGCGGGCGCCGGTGTCGTCGTCGTCACCGCCTCGATCGCGCAGCTCGAGCAACCCGCACCACCCCTCACGGACCTGACCATCTCGATCGAGGTGCGCATCGCGCCGTCGCTCTCGTTCCTGCTCGAGGTGAGTCCGTCCGTCACCCTGGACCTCGCGGTCGGCCCGACCGTCTCGGCCGAGCTCGCCGCCACGGAGGCTTGAGATGCACGACACGATCCGCCGCGGCTCCGAGCTGGTCGTCTTCGCTGACGTGCGCGACGAGCTCGCGGGCGGCAGCCGCCTCGACCCCGACACGATCACCGTCACCATCACCCGCTCGGACGCCACGCTCGCCGTGGACGCCCAGGCCATGACGAAGATCACCAAGGGCCGCTATCAGTACCTGCACCAGACCGAGGACGACGATCCGGTCGGATCGTGGGCCGCCGCCGTGACCGCCGTGCGCGACGGCCGCACGAGTCTCAGCTTCTCGCACCCCATCCAGGTCGTCGCTGCCTAGAAGGAGGACGCCATGCCGCTGATCTCGCTGGTCATCGTGCTGATCGTGGTCGGTGTGCTGCTCTGGCTCGTGAACACCTACATCCCAATGGACCCGAAGATCAAGAACATCCTGAACGTGGTGGTGGTGATCGTGGTGGTGCTGTGGCTCCTGCAGGTCTTCGGCGTCCTAGGGTCGCTCGGGCAGGTCCGGGTCAGGTAGTCACCGGAGGCGCGTCGTCTTCTCCACGAGGGCGCGCCCCTGGCCGTCGTCCACGCGCGTCACCGCGTTCTGGCTATCGAAGAACCCGGCGGTCATCGAGAGCCGGAAGTAGTACGTGCGGCCGGCCTCGGCGCGCACCGTGGCGGTCGTCACGTCGCAGTAGGACAGGATGCAGCCGACGGGGTTCATCCCGAGGATGTGCTCGCCGGGCGCGACGCCAAAGGTCACGTGCTCCCCGTTGCCGATCTCCGCGACGACCTGACCGTCGAGCGTGAGATCCCACGATCCGCCGCCGCCGACGAACCCGGTCGGACGGATCACGATGACGGTGGCCGCGTTCGTGCCGACGGGAGGGAGCGGGGCGGGCAGGGAGCCGGTCGCGCAGCCGGCGAGCAGGACCAGCGCGACGAGCGACGCGATCCTAGCCGTAGCGGAGATCATCGACGGGCCTCCTGTCCTGCGGCGTGGGCTGCGAGGCGAGCCGCTCGATCGCGGCCACGATGTCCGCGCCGACCGCGAACACGGCGCCGATCAGCACCAGGACCAGCGCCGCGAGCTCGTGCATCACGCTCTTCGAAATCCCGAAGACGGAGACCGCGCTGATCCACGCGAGGAGCGCGCAGACAATCATGACGTAGCGTCCCAGCATCGAGTCCTCCCTATGCGCACACGCGCCAGATGAGCCAGGCGGCGATCCCGGAAACGATAGCCCCGATCAGCATGCCGAGGAGGATACGCGTCACGGATCGTCCTCCGGCTGGTCGAGCAGCCGGAGCTGCCGACTGAACCGAGCGCGCAGCATCTTCGCCTCGGTTCGTTTCCCATACTTCGGGCGTAGCCAGTGGTCGAGGCCCGCGTGATAGATCGCTTCCCATCGATGATCCGTCCAGCCGGAGATCCGACGGACAAGCTCTGACACCCCCACCACGGCTTCCCACGCGGCGCGCGCCTGCCATGCGCGTGGACTGTTCAGCGCGAGCCGATCCAGCTCCCTGAGCGCTTCGATCAGCGCCGTGAATGAGTGCGTCTCCTGCCACTCCTTGTTGAGCCACGGCTCGCGGGGCGTTGCTTGCGCTGACTGCAACGGCGCGTCGGCAGCCCGCCCGGCCCACGCCGCGTGGATCTCCGCGCCGATCTCCTGGATGGGCACGCCCTGCTGGCGATAGCGCGTTCGATCGGACGCCGACGACAGCCGTTCCAGCAACTTTGCCTCGCCGCCAAGTAGTCTCGCCGCGTCCTCCCAGGGGACCCGGTAAGCTTTTCGGCTGATCTTCCGACCCTTTGCACTCACAGCAAGTTTTCGCTTGCGTCCGTTGCAGTCAGTGACGTAGCCTGACGCAACAATGCACGCAACAGTAACCGCCCCCGCGGCGATCACGCAAACCCGATGGCTGGCCGTGGTGGCCCGCGCTCGGGCCCTGGGCTGGTCGCAGAACGAGCTCGCGCGCCGACTGCGTACGAACCAGGGCCACCTCTCGCGCGTCGTGCGTGGCGACCGTGACTCCGCAAAGCTGCTCGCCCGCGCGGAACGTCTCGTCGCGCGATCCGAAGGAAGAAAGAGCGCCTGATGCCACCCGAGCCAGCCCGCAAGCCGCTCGGCCCGATGGAGTCCCGCGACGAGCGCCTCACCGTGCGCCTCACGAGCACCGAGCGTCGCGACTGGCAGGACGCCGCGCGCCGGGCCGGTGAGGAGGAGTCGCGGTTCTTTCGTCGCTGCGCTCTCATCGGTCGCAAGGTACGGGAAGCGCGCGTGCTCGACGAGGCGACAGGCGCATGACGCGTCAGACAATGTCCGCCGCCGCGTCAGACACCGTCGGACACGAGACGGTGACGAGCCACCTCCTCGACCTGCTCGGCGGCGCGGTGTTCCTCGCGGTGGTGTGCCTGGTCGCGGCGCTGGTGGGCGCGTGATGGCGCGCGAAGACGTTGAGATCCGCGTCGCCATCGCCGTCCGGCTCTCGTGGCTCGACGCGATCAAGCTCCGGCTTGCCGGGCCAGAGGTCCGTCACGCGATGCTCGACGAGATCCGGCTCAAGATGACCGACCTCGTGCTCGGCCGCCATCACCCGGAGAACGGCGAGTGACCGCCGCCGCGCTCCCGCTCGGCCGTCTCGCGCTCTGTCTGGACTGCGACTGCGTGTTCGACCTGAGCGCTGGCCGCTGCCCCTCGTGCTCGTCGCGGTCGTGGCACCTGCTCGCGCGGTGGATCGGGAGGGCGGCGTGATCCGCCTGGTCTGCGCCTGGTGCTCGCAGGTCCTCCGTGAGGGCGACGAACCCACGTCCCACGGCATCTGCGGGCGCTGCCGGGCGATCCACTTCCCGAAGAGGGGCTCGTGACCCTGACCGCCGCCGTCTACGAACGACGCTATCGGGACGCGCTCAAGGCGTTCGCGCGGCCCCTGGGGAGGTAAATGCCATGGAGGACTGGCTCCACTGCGCCGCGTGCGGAACGCTGTATCCCTACGACGCCGAGCGGAAGGTCGCGGAGTGTCCGTACTGCAAGGCGCGCGTCCCCTACGTGGTCCTGCCCCGGCTCGCCGAGCGGCCGGTGAAGGGGCGCGCGTGAGCTGCCGGACGGCGGTCAACCAAGCGCACGTCGAGCCTCCGACCGGATACACCTGGTCCGAGCGCGCCAGGTTCTTCGCGTGGAACGCCTCGGGCGGCACGCGCCGCATCACCATCGACGCGACGCGCTGCAACGGCTGTGGCTTGCCGAAGGGCGAGCACGGACCGGAGCTCGCGTGCCCCGAGCCGCTCGTCGACGAGATCCCGTTCTGATGGCGTACAACGATCCGCCGAGCGGGCCCGCGCAGTGCTTCAACTGCGGCGCCGAGACCGAGGACTGGGACGAGATCGGCTACCGCAAGGTCTGGGTGTGCGGCGCCCAGCGGTGCCACCGCGAGCTCCGCGATGAGAACCGGGCGATCGAGGACAACGCGCGCTACGACGCCGAGCAGGACGGCTACGAGCGCTACCGATGACGCGCCCGAACGCCCGGCCGTTTCCTCTCGCCACGCTCGCAGCGACCAACGCGGCGCCGCTCGGGATGGCGCGGACGGAGCGCCTCGACACCCCGCTCAATTACCAGCTCGACGATGACCGCGCGGCCGAGGACGTCGGCCTGCGCCGCAAGGAGTAATTCCAGATGGCAACCGAACCCCAGGTGATCGACCGCCGCGAGAGCACCAGCCTCGCGCTGCTCGACCCCCAGGCCCTGATCTCGAAGGCGATCGAGACCGGATCTGGGATCGAGACGATGGAGCGCCTCGTCGCGCTCGCGACCCAGGTGCGCGAGATCCAGGCGAAAGAGGCCTGGTTCGACGCGATGGCCGAGTTCAAGGCGAAGTGCCCGCCGATCTACAAGTCGAAGACGGCGAAGATGAAGCAGTACTCCTACAAGTTCGCGCCGCTGGAAGAGATCTGTCCGGTGATCGATCCCGTCATGGCCGCCTGCGGGCTGACCTATCGCTGGACGACGCCGAAGATCCAGGCCGACAAGGTCACGGTCGCCTGCATCGTCTCGCACCGGCTCGGGCACTCGGAGTCCTCCGGTGACCTCGAGATGCCGATCATGGGCGCGGTCCAGCGGAACGACGGCAGCGGCGACGGCGGCGCGAACGCCATGCAGCGCGTCGGAATCTCGCTGACCTACGCCAAGCGCTACAGCCTGCTCGCCATCACCGGCCTCGCGCCCGAGGAGGACGAGGATGGCCACGGGGTGGGGGAGCGCCGCGAGGCACAGCAGCAGGACATGCATGGCGCCCCACCGGCCGGCGCGGACGGCGAGCGGATCATCACCGAGAAGCAGCTCAACCGCTTCCACGCGATCGCACGAGGTGCGCCGTCGTGGAACGACGAGCAGCTCCACGAACTCCTGACGAGCTTCGGCCTCAAGTCCTCCAAGGAGATCAAGGCCGGCCGCTACGAGGACATCGTCGAGCACGTCAAGGGCAGCTACGACGAGTGGAAGGCCAAGAAGCAGGCCGCGGAGAAGCAGGCCACGGCATGACGGCACCGTTCCCGCGCGTGACCGCGATCCTCGAGGACGTCGGCCTCGGGCCCGACTTCACTGGCGTGCCTCTCGCGACGCTGGAGTACGCGCGGATCCGCGGCCAGGCCGTGCACTCGGCCATCGAGGCCATCGTCTACGGGTTCCTCGACGAGTCGACGCTGAGCGAGGACGTGCTGCCGCGCATCGACGCCTACCGCAACTTCGTCAAGGACTCGGGCTACGAGACCGTGCGCACCGAGGTCGAGGTCGTGAACGTCGCGTGGCGGTACCGCGGGCATCCGGACACGGTCGGCTGGCTCGTGCGCCGGCGCTCGATCCTCGACTGGAAGAACACCGACGTCGTACAGCTCGAGGCGGCGAGCCTGCAGCTCGCGGCGTACCGGGCTGCCTGGAATGCGCAGCACCCGACCGAGCCCGTCGACGCGCTCGCCGTCGTGCAGCTGAAGAGCGACGGCACGTACCGCGTGCACGAGGTCAACGTCGCCGAGGCCGAGCCGCTGTGGTTCGCGGCCGCGATGGTCTACCACGCGAAGGAGGCCCGCCGTGTCGCCGCATGAACGCCGCGCCTGCCATGACCTCGCCGTCCGCCTCCTACGCGACTACCGGCTGAGCACCGCCGAGCGCGCCGAGGAGACGAGGCGGCTCGCCGACACGATCGAGACGGCCGTGTCCGGTGATCTGGAGAACCTCGAGCACCGGAAAGGAACGGAGCTGCTGTGACCGACACCACCGTCGCCACCCAGGAGCTGGAGACTCAGGCCGCGGCGATCGCACAGAAGATCCCGCTCATCGCGATCACCGATCAGGCGAGCTTCGAGGCGGCCGCCGCCGACCGCGCGGAGATCAAGCGCCGGCTCGTGAAGATCGACGAGGTGATGGAGCCGATCTGCTCCGACGCCTACCGCACCTGGAAGACGGCGACCGGCAAGCGCGAGGAGCTCCGCAAGCCCTTCCTCGAGGCCGACCGTACGTATTCGCGCGCGATGGGCGCGTACGAGCAGGAACAGCAGCGCATCCGTCGCGAGGAAGAGGAGCGCGCCCGTCGTGAGCGCGAGCGCCTGGAGCGCGAGGAGCGGGAGCGCGCCGAGGCCGAGCAGGCGCGCCTGAAGAAGGAGGCTGAGGACCGTCGGCTCGCCGAGGCCGCGGCTGCCGAGCAGCGCGGCGATACGGAGACCGCGACGCGCCTCATCGAAGCGCCCGTCGAGGTGCCGACCGTCGCGCCGCGCCCTGTCTTCGTGCCGGCGCCGCCACCAGCGCCGAAGCCCGCGGCCGCCGGCGTGAGCTTCCGCGACCAGTGGAAGGCCGAGGTCGTCGACCTCATGGCGCTCGTTCGCGCCGTCGCGAAGGGCGAGCAGCCCATCACGATGGTGACGGCGAACATGGTCACGCTCAACGGCCTCGCGCGCTCGCTGAAGGATTCGATGAACGTGCCGGGCGTGCGCGCGACGAGCGATCGGATCGCGGCGCAGAGGATCTGATGCCGACCCCCAAGGCCGAAGCCCTCGACGCGATCGCCAAGCTCCTCGCGCGCTTCCGGGACCGACGCCCGATCGATGGGCTGGAGTTCCACACGCTGGCGGCGACCGCGGCGTACGCGCACGAACAGGTCGAGGCGATCCAGGAGGTCAAGCGCGTGCGGAAGCCGAAGGCGGCGACCGCATGAGCGTCTGCCCGTGCTGCGGTCTGACGCCGGACGCGCGGTGCCAGCGGTGCGAGGGCGTGGCCTGCAGGACCTGTGACCGCTGCTGCGGCTGCGGGCGCGTCGTCTGCGTCGACTGCGATACGCGAACGCCCGGCGAGAAGCCGTTCAGCTTCCCGGGCGACCGCGCGCCGCATCCGCACAACGAGGGCTGGCTCTGATGCTCGCGACCCGCCGCTCGCCGTATGATCCCGCCCACCAGCAGGCATCCCTGAAGCAGGGGGCGAGACACATGAAGCTCTCGACGGCGCGCGATCAATTCCTGGCGGACTGCCGACTGCGCGGTCTCGCGGCAAGCACGATCTACTCGTACACCACGGACCTCAACCTGCTGTGCGGGCTCGCGAACGTCGAGGCTGCCGACAACGTGATCTCGTTCACCCCGGAGCTGGTGCGGTCCTACTTCTTGAAGCTCGCCGGCAAGGGCCTGTCCGCCGCGACGCTCCACCGGCGCCGCGCGTCGGTGAGCGAGTTCTCCCAGTGGTGCATGCTCAAGCGGCTCGTGGGCGCGCACCCGATGGCCGAGGTGCCGCCGATCAAGCGGCCCCGCAAGCTGCCGCGACCGTTCACCCGGACCTCGCAGGATGCGATCGAGGCTGTCGAGCTCCGGGGCGCCGACGCCCTGATCCGGGGGCTGCTCTTCCACGCCGCCCTCCGCGTGTCCGAAGTGTGCGATCTCCGCGTGGGCGACGTCGACCTCGGCGCCAACGAGCAGAGCGGCGTCATGCGCGTCCGGGGCAAGGGCAACAAGGAGCGCGTGCTGCCCCTCACGCCTGAGCTCTGGCACCTCTGCCGGGACTACATGCTGTCGAGCGCGGACCTCCGAGGCGCGGACGGTGCCGAGCTCGTGGCACCGCTGCTGGCCCGGAGGCGCGGCACGCGGTGGACGCCGAAGATGGTGCGCCGACGCGCGCGGCTCTGGGGCCTCGAGGCGAACCTGAAGGGCGAGAAGGTCACGCCCCATCGGTTCCGCCATACGAGCGCGAGCCGGATGCTGGAGGGCAACGAGGACGGGGAGAAGGCCGACCTGCGCCAGGTGCAGGAGTTCCTCGGGCACCGCGACATCTCCACCACGGCGATCTACACCGAGGTCACCCCGGAGCGGCTGCGCAGCGCCGCGAACGTGCTCTCGAAGCGGTCTCGTTCAGAAAAGGTTCTGGACCCTGGTTCTGGTCCCAAGGCCATTTCAGGGGAGCAGGGAACTTCACCGTGACAGAACTGCGCGACTTCCTTGCCGAAAAAGAAACTGCGCCAGAGAAGCTCGTAAGCCGGGAACTGATCCTCGCTGACGGGGATGACGACCCCGCCAGTATCGGCGCGGGGTTCCGATCCACCGGAGCCCCGCCGGTTCTGAGCCCCACCGATTCTCCGAAATCCAGTGCCTTTAGTTCTGAGCCCTTCCGGTCTTCGCGAGGCCACATCCGTCCCGGTCACTGTCCGATCACGACGCTCTCGCGCTGCCGCCTGAAGCGCTGCCGCCACTTCTACACCTGGGAGCGCGAGCACATCGAGCTCCGTGGTGACCAGATCGCCAAGCTCACCGGGCTGCTCGTCTACTCCTGGTGGCGCGATGGCACCTGCCGGTATGTCGGCCTCAGCCGGCGCGGCCTCCGTCGTCTCTTTGGGATGCACGAGCACTTCGCGGACATCGGACCGAAGGACGTGCTGCGGATCTACCCGTGCGCCACGGTGGAGCAGGCCCAGCGCCTGGAACGGCGGCTGATCCGGAAGTTCCGGCCCGAGCTCAACAAGGAGTGGAATCCCGATCACCCGCGCTGGGAGCACGGCGCGCTCAACGGAGTGCGCCAGGCGGCGGCACCTAAGCCGACACCGTCTTCGAAACAGAAGCTCACGATGCGACAGCGGTTCGCGGCCAGCGAGCTCGGCAAGCGGCGGCGCACATGACCGCGCTGGCGTGCCAGGAACCGGGCTGCGCGACGCCGTGCGCGGACTTCCGCGCGCTGTCGAACCATCTCATCACCGATCACCTGCTCGCGCCGTCCGTGGCGATCCCGCGCGCCAGGAAGATCGCTGACGCGGCGTCGGCGACCGCCAACGGCCACGCGCCCGCTCCGGCCACCACTGCGCCCGCCATCGCACCACCCACTCAGGAGATCCCGATGCCCACGAAGCCCCACAAGCCCGATCCTGCGTCCTGCAAGCTCTGCTCGCGCGTGAACCCGGAGAAGTGCAAGCGCCACGGCGGCGGGTCGCACTCCACGTCGTTCGGTGGCAACGGCACGCGGCGTTCCACGACGAACCTGAGGCCCGATGACCATCCGACCGTGGTCACGGCAAAGGTCGCGACCAATGGTCACTTTCCGAACGGACAGGTCTCCGAGGAGGCTACGCGCTGGCTCCTGACCAAGATCGACGAGGAGATCGCCGACACCACGGCGACGCTGCGCGCGCTGGAGCGGCTGCGCTCGCGAGCCATGGCGTGAGCTACGAGCGGCGCGCACTTCTCATCCGGGCCGAGGTGGACGAGGCCGGCACCGTGCCGCTCGACGACACCGTCACGGACGTCGAGCACGCCGTGCGCCTGGCGCTGGAGAGCGAAGGCTTCTCGGTTGGGCCCATCGACGTGCAGCTCATGCCAGCGGAAAGGACGCGGTGATGGCGAAGAAGAAGAGGGGCGAGGACAACGGCGCCGTCGACGTCGACGAGCAGCAGCCCGCGCTCGTGCCGATGTCCGCGGCCGAGGTCAAGGACGCGGGACGCAAGCTCGCCGCGAAGGTCCGCGAGCTCGAGGACCTGGAGCTCGAGCACAAGGAGCTCCGCGAGGAGCAGCGCGCCGAGCGCAAGACGCTGAAGGAAGCGATCTCCGCGATCGCGCGCACGGTGCGCCAGCAGGGACGGTAGCCCGTGAACGTCCTCACCGCGCGGATCTTCGGCATGCCCGTCGCGCAGCCTCGCGCGCGCGCCCGTGCCTTCGCGGTCGGCGGCCACACGCGCGTGCAGATGTACGACCCGCCCCAGGCGAAGGACTGGAAGCGCACCGTGCAGGCCCAGGTGCTCACGCAGAAGCCCGCGACGCCCGTCGACGGCCCGCTCGCGATGCGCCTGGTGTTCCACCTGCCGCGGCCACAGTCGCTCCCGAAGCGCGAGAAGTGGCCGACGAAGCGGCCCGACCTCGACAACCTCGGCAAGGCGATCAAGGACGCGCTGAAGGGCGTGATCTACCGCGACGACTCGCTGATCGTGAAGTTCACCGCCGACAAGGTGTACGGCCCATCGCCGGGCGTGGAGATCGTCATCGACCACGTGGTCGACGCGCCGCGGCCGCAGCAGGGCCAGCTCGTACGCGACGAGGAGGGGCGGATCTGATGGCGGATCGGCGCAAGAAGGACGTCGACTGGCTGGTCGCTGACGAGGGCGGGACGGTCCCGACGTGGGAGCGCGTCAACCTGGCTGTGCTGATGGACATTCGCGACGAGCTGAAGAGGCTGAACGCGGCGATCTACTGCCGGGACTTCCTCGCGATTCCGAGCACGCTGCGACGCATCAGCGCGAACACCGCCAAGCCGCGCAAGAAGAAGGCGACGCGATGACCCCGGACGAGGCGCTGGCGCGGGAGATCGTGGACTGTGAGCATCGCGAACGCTGGTACGCCTGCCGTGACTGCATCGCCGACGCGCTCACGCGCGTCCGGGGGGAGCGGGATGCAGCCATGGAGTATCGCGACCGGCTGATCGTGTTCCTCAGCCAACAGGTCGAGTCTCAACGGGCCGCGCTGATGAACGCTCTTCCCCAGCCGCCGTGTTGGGCGTGCGCCGGCTCGGGAACGATCTGGGCCGACGGCGCGGCCATCAACTGCCCGCACTGCAATCCCGCGCCCCCGGCGACTCAGGAGCGGGACGGGGCGCTGCGGGAGGCGGCGACGGACGTGGTCGCGGCGTGGGACGGCTATTCGACCTCGCCCGTGTGGGCTCAGATCAACCGTCTGCGCCAGCGCCTTCTCTCTGCGCCCCCGGCGACGCGGCGGGAGGAGGGGTAGATGGGAGATAGGAAGCATGTGCTCTCGCGAGATTGCTGGTGTCAGCCGGGAGTCGACAAGCCTGCCAGTCGGACACACCGTTGCTACGTGCTGTTCATCGGCGGTCCGTGGACCTCATGCTGCGAGAAGCGCCCGTGTACGAAATGGCCTGCGCCGTCTGCGCCCGCTGCCCAGGTGGGTGTGCCCGCGTTGCCACCGACGGGCGATGCACTGGGTCCAGCACATGATCCATCACCATCCGACGCCGTTCCTACTCCGGCAGTGGATCTCCGCGTCTGTCACTGCGGGCAAAGGGTCCGGCTTCGTGCGAGCCGCATCACATACGGCGGATGGTTCGGCATCGCGCACTGGATCGAGCATGTCGATGGGACGAGGGTGTGCATCCCCGGCGAGTGGTCGTGCGCGACGTTCAAGCCGTACCCAAAGCGCGCCGAGGATCACGAATACTTCAAGCTGATGCGCCGATGGGATGAGGCTTCGCCCGCGCCCGACGCGCGCTCGGGACGCGAGGGGGCGTGATGGACATGGACGAGGCTCGTGTGGTGTCTGGCCTTATCGGGCGTGTCGCGGCTTTGGAGTCGGCGCTGGCGGCAGCGGTCCGTGAGCACGGTGTCGGATGCGGGGCGGATGACGGCTGCTGGGAATGCGTCGCCAGAGCCGCCACCCCGCCCACCCCGCCCGCGCCGGACGCGGTGAGGGAGGCGCTCGCGCTGACGCATGACCTCTTGGACGATGAGGAGACGAAGGCGGTGTTCGTGCTCGCCCACGTCCACGGGTGGCGACCGTCGCCAGAGTGGACTGACCGCGTGGACGTTGCGCGGAAGGCGCGGCTCCAAGCCCTTGCCGCGTCTCGCGCGCCGGGAGGGACGGCGTGAGCACCATCGCCTGCCCATACGCGACGGCGACGCTCTCGCGCTATGCGATCCCGCTCGAGATGCGCCACGTCCTCACGCCGCTGCCCGTGGCGACCTCCGTGCGCTTCCACGTCGACGATCGCGAGGTGCCGGCGGTGGTGTGGATGCGCTGCGTGGCCTGCTGCTCCTCGGTCGGCGTGCCGGTCGCGGTCCCGGAGGATTGATCCGATCACCTTCGACGACTTCCTCGGACGCCTGCGAGATCGCCGTCGCGCCGGCGATGGCTGGGTCGCCCTGTGCCCGGCGCACGAGGATCGCGAGCAGTCCCTCTCCGTCACCGAGCGCGACGGCAAGATCCTGCTCCGCTGCTTCAAGGGCTGCCGCACGCGCGACGTCGTCGCGGGCCTGCAGCTCACGATGGCCGATCTCTTCCTACACGGCCGCCAGAACGGCGCGCACACGCACGCCGAGCCCGCGCGCCGCATCGTCCAGACCTACGACTACACCGACGTCGACGGCCGGCTGCTCTACCAGAACGTCCGGTACGAGCCGAAGACCTTTCGCGTCCGTCGTCCCGACGGCAACGGGGGCTGGCTCTGGAGCCTCGGCGAGGTGCGCCGCGTCGTGTACCGCCTGCACGAGCTCGCCGAGCAGGCCGTCGTCTACCTGGTCGAGGGCGAGAAGGACGCCGACCGGCTGTGGTCGCTCGGCCTGCCCGCGACGACCGCGGCCGCCGGTGCCGAGAGCTGGCGTGACGACTACGCCGAGCAGATCGCTCGCGCCGGGGCACGCGACGTGCTCCTCATCCCGGACAACGACGAGCCGGGGATGAAGTTCGCGCGCGCGGCCACCGACAGCCTCACGCGCCGCGGCCTGCGCGTCACGCTCGTGCGGCTTCCCGGGCTGCCGCCCGTCCAGGCCAAGCACGGCGCCGACATCAGCGACTGGCTCGATGCGGGCCACAGCCGCCAGGAGCTCATGACGGTCGTCGACGAGGCGCTCCGTCTCGGTCTCTCCAAGCTGCCACGCCCGCTCTCGGTGCTGTTCACCGTGCCCCCACGCAAGCCCACCTGGCTCGTCGAGAACCTGATCCGAGAGCGCGCCAACGGCTGGATCGGCGCCGGCGCGAAGGTCGGCAAGAGCTACTCCGCGCTCGATCTACTCATCGCGTGCGCGCTTGGGCGCCCCTGGCTCGAGCACTTCGCGATCGCTCGCCCGCTCACCGTGGTGCTCATCGAAGAGGAGGATGACGAATGGCGCATCTATGACCGCGTGACCAAGCTCTGTGCCGGGCGCGGCGTCCCCCTGCCGGACTCCTTCCACGTGACGATCCGGGCTGGCTACCGCCTCGACGATGAAGAGGCGCTGGCGCCCCTGATGGCGTGGTTTCAGGACTATCGGCCGGACCTCATCGTGTGGGACGTCTTCAACCGGCTGCACCTCAAGGACGAGCGCAAGCCGGACCAGATCATGCCCGTCCTCTGGCGCCTCGATCAGCTCCGCAACGAGATCGGCTGCGCCAACCTGCTCGCGCATCATTCACGCAAGGCCGGTCCCACCGGACCAGACCTGGCCTCCGGTGGGCAGCGGCTGCGCGGCCCCTCGGAGTTCTGGGGCTGGGCCGAGAACTCGCTCTACCTGTCCCCGCTCAAGGGCAAGGGCAACATCGTGGTCGAGCCCGAGAGCAAGGACGCCATCGTCGAGCCCTTCAAGGCTCACCTGGAAGACGTCGGCCCGGATGCCCGTCGGTGGATCTACGACGGCACGGTCCAGGCCCGCGTCGACCGGGGCAACGAAACCCGTCAGCGCATCATCGAGCTTCTGACAGCTTCGCCGCAGACGGCCGAGCAGATCGCCGACACCCTCAAGATCACCTCACGCACTGTCAAGGCGCACCTCCGTACCCTCGAGTCGGAAGGTCTAGCCGAGTCCGTGACGGATCCTGGGACGCGTGGTCGCAAGGTCTGGCTCGCTTCCCTCGGCGCCGAAGGTGTGAAGTCTGACGATGGTGTGAAATGAGACGCGTTTCATACGTCCAACTGTGCGGAAAGACTGAGAAGGGAGGGTTTGGCGCTGAATGCTATGAAGTACGCCGACCGGGTGAGGGGTGAAGGTATGAAACGTATACGTATCCCCCTACGGGGGTACGTACGTCATGTTTCATACCTGCGCCACCCGAGCGTCCCCTGATGCCCAGCGCGCCGAAGCGGCCATGTCCGCGCTGTCGCAGGAACCTCATCGCCGGAGCTGTGCGGTACTGCCCCAGATGCACGCAGCTCTACGAGCAGGAGCGCGGCTCCAGGAGCATCACGGTGTCGAAACGTCGCCGCGTGCTGACCCGTGATGGCGGCATCTGCTGGCACTGCCATCGACCTGGCGCCGACACGGTCGACCACGTCGTACCTCGAGCTCGAGGTGGCGGCGACGGCGAGGACAACCTGCGGGCGGCGCACGGACGCTGCAACAACCGCCGAGGCGCGAGGTGGTGAGGGGGGAGGGGGTTCGAAAGTCTGGGACGATGGGCGAACGTATAC